TATTCTCCCTTCAATTTTATCTAATAATCTTACCAATATAACAGCTACTTCCTCTCGTGTTATCGGCGAAGCAGGCTTAAAGGTCCCGTCCTCATAACCTGTTAACAAACCTTCATCAACGCACATTTTAATAAAATTTTTACTCCATCTTGTTTCTTCAACATCTGTGAATGGCATTTCATCAGCTCCTTTTCTTAGAGTTTCTAAAATTTCTAATCTATCTGACAAAGGTAACACCGGCAGACCATATCCGTGACTGTTATCCCGCCCTGAATCACCTAAATCAATGCATAGAGATTTCAATATCTCTACACATTCAATTTGGTTAAAATCTCCGTATCGTTGCAAAAGTAAAGCTGTCATGGATGTTAAACCCGGACTTGCTGCGCTTGTACCATTACCTGTACCCATAAAGCACATAAAATCAAGTTCTTCTCCTGTGGAGCTATCATACGTTCTTTCAACTATACCATTTTCTTTTATTTGCGCAGCTCCAACAACAATTGCTGTATCATCTTTCGCCCACTTGGATCGTACACCCTCATCCGCGTAATTCCCGGCGGCACAGAAAAATATAAGGCCATGCTTTTGCTGCAATTCTTTGTAATAATTAAGTGTTACATCATCCCCCGATACAGAAGTAGAGGAAGTTATAAGTTTTATTTTATATTTCCTTATAGCTTCCTCGAATTCTATATTTTTGTTATCTATTACTAAAAACCTATCTCTACCTGAACCCTTTATTTGGCTATTTAATACCGGCGCTTCAGGAGCGTAATCATTTATAACCCCTGTTGTCATTGCTCCATGTTCATCTTTGCCTGGATAACTTTCTGCATTTAAAATAGTAATCCCTTGCCCTTTATACCCTAGTTTGTGATATTCGTCTATATGCAAATACTTCAGCTGCCGTTCAAGTAGTTGCTCATAATATTCTTTAGCTTCCATAAACTACGCTCCCAATACTTTCTCTTATTTCCTGCTTGTCTTCACCTGTTAGGTTTATGTATGTTGTGAGAATATCTTCGAGTTCTTCTCCTCGTGCTAATTTAATCTTTATACCTGCAATTATAATTTTCTTTTGAATAGCAGTCATTAGATAGCACCTCCAATCATATCGGCTAATGCTTCTGTCAATATGTTTATATTTTCATTTGCTGTACGCAGCTCATTTTGTAAGGTTATATTTTCAACTTTCAAGTTCTCAATCTCAAGCAGTTCCTCTGTGGCTGTGTTTTGGTACTGGATTTGAACCCATTTAAAAATCTGATTTACCTTATTCCACATTGGATAATTTACCGACATTGGATTGTCCAATATAGGTGGTTCCTCATAATCTTCTATGAGAATATACTCTCTACCTGTTGGATTATTTTCTATAATGTCGGGCTCTGATATAGATAGAACTCTTACTACATTTTTACTTGAATTTTCAATATTTATTGCTTTTTGCATTTTAATTTACCTCCTCATTTTATTAAACTTCCTACCCTTAACGTAGTAATTTGCATGTTGTTAAGATTTGTTATTTTTATTTGAACATTTACTTTATATGGGTTGTATACTAATACACAGCTATAACTTGTAAATGTAATATTAAAAATTGTTCCATTTGTCAAACTAAAATTCCCGGTACTTAATCCTGCTTTAATTTGCTGCGATGCTGTTATTTGAATGTCGGCAACATTAAAGGGAATCATAAAAAATTCATCAGATATATTAACAACACTATTTACTACAAGGTCGTTATATTCTACGAATGATATAGGAGCTATATAGTAATTATAGCTACTGTAATATAATCTTACTGGAACTGACGCATTATCGGGTGATTGTGCAGGTGCTACATTCCCTACAACTCCAAATATATTAACACCGCTTTTTATGTTGGCGGCTACTAAATTAGCACTCCCTGCTATCGTCTGGGCACCGCTCAAATACTGTCCTGTGGCTATTGTTTGATTAGATGTGCCCGGTGTGTAGGTCTGAGCTGTTTTACTAGGTATTGTGCCTGTTATCTTATTCCCATTTACATATGCCACAGCACCGGCTAACATTTGAGCTGTTGTTGCCGTTGCATCTGATGTAAATGTACCAAGTATACCGCCAACTGTAGTTCCTGCCTTTATTGCACTTGCTACAAGTCCGGTTATAACTGCCTTAACTTTACCTAGTCCGTTATGATATCCGGAAGGGATTGTATACTCCTGCCCCTCAGTTGTAAGATTTTGATTTACAGCTCCGCGATTTGGCATTGTGCCAGTTAATAAATTCCCTTGAGAAACAACTTTCTTAGGTGCTAATACATCAGATGCAGTTGCATCCGTTGTGCCGATTGAAGGATCTGTTACAATAGAATCTATATTGCTGGCCATTACGGTAAAAGTATCATTTGCAGATGTTGGAACGCCTTTGCCAGTAATTGCACCTGCAATTATACTTTTTCCATTACTGGCAGATTGAAAAGCCTGGTTCGCTTTTTCTATTGCTTCTTTTAATTTTACATCTACAATGTCAGTATTGTAATTTAAGTCATCAATATTTACTGCATCAGATACTTCCGGCTTTTTTAATTCATAATTAGATGTTAATTTCAAATATATCACTCCTCTTCATATATTCTTAGTTCGCCCCATGTCTTATTCGAGGTTTCTCCCCAAGACATATTTATCTGTCCCCAGGTTGTATAAGTGTACTTAAAAGTATAGGCAAGATGTGCGGGCTTGATTTCCTCTATGGCATTAATTAGCCCTGCCATATTTGGCGGTATTCCTCTTACCCCTATAAACTGTACTACAAGCCTATGTTGTGACGGATATTCGTGTATGGCTACCTCTCCACCGGAAAAAGCAATTGCGACGTTCTCAATCATTTCCTTTGTAGTCGTTCCGAAACCTCTTAACTTAGCAAGAATTATTTCCCTTCTTGTTTCGTATGGCTTACTTTTATCTGTAGAAATACCTAATATCTTCTCCCACCCGTCAAGTCCCCATGTAGCAGTGCTTATAAAGCACTGTTCAATCATATCCTGAATGCTGTATACCGCTTTGCCCGCTTCATAACCAAGCGCTGTCTGCAATTCTTTCATTTCCATGATGTTGTGATAAAAATCAGGAAGATATTTAATGAGATTAATATAATAATCATCAGGGTTAATAATACCTTGATTATCTTCGCCATAATCAACTTGTCCATACAAACTGTTACCATACATCTTACTCACCTCTTAACTGTCCCCATGTTATGGGACCCTTTGGCATGGCCTGTGCTGCAATAGCCTGCCCCACTCTCTGAGCTGTCCAAAGTCTTTGTGTCGCAGCGGTGCCTTCTTCAGCCTCAGCTTGTGATACCGTGCTCCACGTGCTTGTATGCGCTATAGCCCTTGTTGTTCCATTAAGTCTCAGGTAAAAGCCTGATGTTGTTGTCCAAATATCACCGTTTACTGGAGAAGACGGGGCGGCTCCGTGAGGAACATTTAAAGAAGCTTCAGAAGCGTCAGCTGCCGGAAAAGTCTTTTTTCCGGTTACACCGCTCCAGGGAACTGTCTCTGCTGCATCAACTATACCGTCATTGTCTGTATCATATATGGATTTCAGCATATCACCGACAGTCTGAGCAGCAACCAGGAGCTCATTACCCGAAGGTGTTCCTATATACAGTTTTTTTGTATCTGTACAGTACCCGAACTCTCCGATATTTAGAATTCCTATATTCATTTCTGGTCCGTACATTATCTGAATTAAAGCTTGTCTTGCCATAAGACCCTCCTTAGAAAGTCCCTCCGCTTATTGCAGCTACTTTCAGTTTGTTATTTTCATCATAAACAATAGTTACTCCATCAATGCTTGCCTCAATTCCACTGCTGTTTACAACAATACCTTTGCCGGCTTTGGCAGATACAGTATCTGCAGCCACGGTAATGCCGTTACCAGCTCCCACATTCAGTGTAACCGTATCCGCTTGACCTCCGCCTGTAAGCCCTGAACCTGCTGTAATCGTCTGAAGGGCTCCTCCAGTACGCACCCATGCTGTACCATTCCAGCTGTATACTTTTTGCTCGTCATCTACATATACTGTCCATCCGATATCCGGCACATAATATGTCCAGACTGTTGTATATTCCGCTATCTGATTTGTCTTTCCGGACCATGCTCCCGTAGCTCCTGAAGGAATTATATACCTGTCATCGGATACAGGAGTGGACGGCGGGGTTGTCGTTGTTCTGTTTTTTACAGAGGCTTGTGGTTCAATATTCCTTTTTGCCAGTTCTATTTCATTTTTAATTTTCTGTGCACTCCAAAGATTTGTTACTGTTTCGCTACTGTCATTTATAACCCGGTGCTTTGTCGCATCATCTATATGTGTTTTTATTTCTGCTGCCGACTTGGTATTAGTACCGTCAGATACTTTGTTTACATGGCCGCTTGAAACATCCGTTTTTAGTACCTTTGCATATGTGCTACCGTCTGCAATATCATCTAAGGTCCCGGATATTTCTGATAATTTTTGGGCATTTATTTTCACCCATGCGGACCCTGAATCATAGTAAAGATATCCCATATTGTTTCCGGCCGTAATGTAATAAAGCCTACCCTGATTTCCTGCATTCGGCCTTGCTGCTTCTGTTCCGCTGAGAGCGCGTCCAACAAAGTTATTTCCTGTACCATCTCCGATAAAAACTTCCTTTGTATCTGTACAAAAAGCCATTTCACCTGATTGCAGGGCTGCAGCACTCAAATCTACTTTTAAACCCTGATACAGAGTAATTAATTGATCTCTTGCCATTTTCTCTCCTCTCTAAAACGTTCCGCCATTTATATGGCCGCTCTTTTTATACTGTTCAAAGTCTTCTCTTATTTCCCGCGAAGCTTCCTGTAACATATTTATATCATCTGCCTCAACTGTATCTCCTGGCGTTTCATATGTTATATATACCTTCTCAAAATCAGAAAAGATTTTTATGTATGTCTTCCATGGTGTATCACTTGGTACGGAAACTGTCACATTTTTAATTTCTTCTCCTGTAAGCTTCGAGCCGGTATATACTTTGATTGTATTACGTACTGCGTTATCATGCTGCAAGTGCCCCTCATACTTACCTGTCTGCTCTTCCTCAATCACATAAATGCTGCCGTCTGCTTTTTTATTTAGCTTTTCTACAAACATATTTACACCTCCAACTCTACTGTGCCAATAATGGGTATTTCCTCATCTGCAAGTAGAATATTGGCAGACGTGTTATTTAATTTTAATTCTGAGTAGTCAATAACCCCATCTGTCCCTAAGAGTATAGTACCTATCTTTGCTTGACTGACATAATTTAATGTAAATGCTATACTTTTAAAATACTCTTCAACATCTTTCTTAAACGAATCTATAACCGATTGAAGCACATACCCTTCAGCAAGAATAATAACTGCTGTTATATTTATTGTTTTGGCAGTTCCGGAAACAACAGTTACATCAGCACCTATAGGTCTTACTGTTTCAATGTAATCATGAACATCTGTAATAAGAGAACCTGTAACTGGTTGCTTATTACTATCAATCACAACTACCTTTACAGTGCCCGGACCGTCCCATAACGGAAATATTTTTGCAGCGCCAATTCCTGCAACTTCAAGCGCCCATTGCTTATAATGTAATGCGTTACCGGATGTCGCCGGCATCCTTAGCCTTAACAATAACCTGTCTAATAGCTGCTGATCAGTTTCGATGTTCGTACCTCCTTTAGTTGGCACTGCATTATTGACACTTGCAATGCCGTTAAAACTAACTGGGATTGTATTGATAGCGTTAATACTCACGTTGTATTTAGTACCTATACCTTCGGCAATTATATTAACCTCTTTACTTCCATTGACTTCAAATATCAATTCATCAGTGGTTAAATAATTCAGTCCATAACCAGTAGCAACTAAAAATCCTGTTGGCACAACTGTATTAGCTAATGCTTGTATTATAACTTTACCCGTAGCTTTAGTTCCGTCTTTTCTTTCTATACCATATTCTTTCGCCCTTCTGTCTAAATCATCACTATATAAATTGTCTAAGAACATATTTGCATATAAGTGCTTTAGCAAAACATAATTCTTTTCTAATTCCATGCTAACAGGGCTTACTACAACATCGGCAAAACTGCCTTCATTAGTATTTACGGCGTTAATGTTGTTTAGTATATTCTGCTTGATATCCTCATAATTTGCCCTAATGTTTTCCATCTAACTTCACCTCCTCGCTATATTCACCGTAGTCAGTATTTACCTTAAAGCTTATCATTACATCATTTTTATCTGTTGTAAGATTAAAATCATATATATTTTTTATTGCCTTATTTTGCAACAAACATTCTTTTATTTCTTTGATTAAATCAACCTTATTTTTGTCAGTTAAAATCTTCCCTTTAAACCTGCTAATATCTAAGCCATGATTCCATGTGAAAATACCAAATCTATATCTTTGTGTTTGCAATGTCCTGAATGCCCAACTTCTAACTGCTTCAATTCCTCTAACAACAACAAAATCGCCATTAATTAGTATTGGCTTATTATTTTCATAATCCCAGCTGATATCTGTATATATTTGGTCTTCCGACCTTGGGATTGTATTATCGTTGTCATATTCATTTATTTCGTCCATAAAAAAAGGTAGTAAATAGTCAGCCATTTAAACCACCTCGCATATCAGGATGAATTTTTGGTTATCAGTTGTAAGCAGTAATACATCCATGCCTGTCCTGAATTCATAATTGAGTAGACTTTTATTAACTAATATATCATCTTGATCTAACTGTATATTATCGCCGTTTATCAGTATTGGAGAGACAGAGGTAATTTTACCTATTATTATAGGTGTTATATTATTTCTACTTTGCTTTTTAAGTTGTTCTGCCAAACTAAAGTATGGATTGTCTATATTATTAGTCATCAATTTCCTGCAGCCTCCTTTAGTTTTTCGATATATTTACTATAGTCAACGTTAGACTTTGATTTTGCAGAGGTCTTTTTATAACTGTCGCTTTCTCCGCTTTCTTTTTCATCCATTACACAATCAAAATTCAATACCAATTTATTTGTATATATGCCATTTTTATAAATATGGGTATCAGCATCGATGTGATATTTCCCCTTGATTCCGTTTATTGGTGTTTCAATTATTACTGCTTTCCCTGTTGTGAATTGATAATTGCCCATATTAGCAACACTTATTTTTTGCTCTATGCCTTTTAATCTCTTATTGGCTTCCAAATTGTAATCAGTCTTATCATCTTTGGTTAGTTTTATATTATCATTAAACTGTCCATATAACTTACGTTCATCGTTGTTCTGTACAACTTTGATTTTTTGATTGTCATAGTTCCACACATTAACAGTATTAATCATGCTATCAAGGGTTTCACTGGCATTAACAGATATCAAATTACCCTGTAGTATATATTTTTCTACCAGTTCGCCACGTTCTAATACATTTAAGTTTTTATCTATAAAAGTTATATAAAACTTTTTATCAGAATTAAGACTGTAGGCGGTCATGATGATATCATATAAATTGACATCATTAAAATTTCTTGTTATTTTAGTCGGTAAATCATAAATATTTCCAGAGGCTAAGCCAAAATCAGCACATATCTTTGTTGCAATGCTTTTAGGGCTTATGTCTTTAAATTTATATGTAAAGCTATTACGCTTTAAAAATATTCCCCAGTCTTTACAGGATATGTTGACAACTCTGCTATCGGTGCTCATACTCTTATTTGTTATCATCCCGGTAAATGCATCATTATCATTTATCCTTAGCTTAATAACCTCACCTAATTTAATTGCAATTTTATTTTCCAGCAACTCAAAGTCTAGTATTCGGCAGCAGCTTCTGTATTCACCTTCCAAAACAATATTGTTGACTATCTGGCTAATATCCGATTTACCTTCTGTATTGATGCGGTATACTTCTATTTTATCCATATAATCACCTCTTAAGTTATGATAAATACTTGCCCAGGGTATATTAAATTTGGATTTTTTATATTATTTGCAGCAACAATTTTGTTATATTCATTCCCATTGCCGTAAAATTTTCTTGCTATAGCATACAAAGAATCACCTTTTACAACTGTATATGTTTTATTTGGAGTTGCTGTAGGTGTACTTTCTTTAAAGACATCTCTTTGTTGGATTGCTTCTTTTGCTGTATTAACACCCACTTCTTTATATTCAACAAAATCAATCGTATAAGCTATATCTCCAGTGGCTTCATTTTCACCTGTTGTTCTAAGACCTTGAATATAAAACTTTGCGTCAAGCCTGCTGTCTGCTGTACCTCTTGGAATAATTGTAACCCTTATTATATCCTTGTTGGCCTGCCATTCGTTCAGCACATTTACATAATCAATGCTGTTACTTATCAATTCAGGAATTAAATTTGAATTTAGCTTATAATTTTGATTTATACTGAATATACCATCAATACTTATGGCCTTTGGTTTTATAAAAGTAGGTACATTTATATCGCCCGCACTTGCCAATTTAACCGTTTCTATTTGCGTTTCTGTTGTAACTTCATAATTTTCCGGTGTAACTGGTAATAATATTGTTTTACTTTGTGTGATATTTTCTAAATAAAAATCAATTAACATATAAATGCACCTCCTATCCTAAATTTTCAACTGCTTCAACAATTTTAAATGCAACCATATTTGCTATTTCATCGGCTGTTGAATTGCTTCCTGCTACATTAATCTTGATATTGTTGATTATGTCTCGTTTGCCTTTATTTCTTTCATATTCTGCATTTTCCTGTGCTGTTAAGACTCTTTCGTTTTTATGCGCCATGAAGAAATAATTGTCATCTGGAATACGTCCGCCAACCGCTTTACTGTCAAACTTATTTGCGTTTCTATTTATTGACACACTATCATCCATATCTTTTCTGCTTGAATACGGAATACTTAAATTGACTTTGGACATCCAACCACGGTTAAATTGTTCTGCTACATCTTGCCCTAACTCAACAAAACCTCCATTTTGTCTAATGTACTCCTGTGTTGATTTTATCAATGCAAGCTCGTTTTCCATTTGTGCTTTAGCTTCTGGGCTGTTATTGAAGTCGATTATAGCTTTTGTTTTAGCTTCCATTTCTAGACGGCCCAATTCTGCGCCATTGTTTTCAGATTGCGCCTTTTTATATTCTTTGCTTGTCATGACTTCCTCAAGGTATTTATTGATGAGCATGTTTTTATCAGTGTCCATTTTTGCCTGTAACAATGCTGCATTTTCGGCTAATTGTTGTCCGAATTTATTTTCCCATGCGGTTTCTTCTTCAAGGTATTTTTTGCGATATTCAATGTACGCTTTAGAACCTTTCATTAAGTTAATATCTTGTTCGTCCTCCTTGGAACTCATCTTACCCTCATACGTTTCAGATTGTAATTTCATAGCATCTTTGTATTCCTTGCCCATAGCATTAATTATTACTTCCGCTGCTTCTTTGCCGGGAATAGCCGATTTACTAATCATTTCATATACTGTTTTTTTATCATTTCCCATAGCTTCTGCTAAATATCTAACCCCGTCAATCCCTCTTTCAGTAAGCATATTCATATATTCCAAAGCTGTTTTATCTGTAGATCTCATCCTTCCAAGTGCATTAATCACATTCACTTGATCTTGTTGATTTAATCCCAAGGCCGCACTTGCGTCCCCAACCTTAGTCAACTTATCAAATATTTCATCTTGTTGTTTCCAGTCAAACGTAATAAGTGCTTTTGCATTTTGATTAATGCCTTCTGTACTAAATGGAGTTTTAGCAGCAAATACATCAGCTTCCTTAAAATACTTGTCTGCATTTGCCTGTCCACCTAATAGAGTAGCAAAGCTTATGGTATCCATTTCACGTTGTCCAGCTAAAGCAATACCTTTATTGATGTCAGGGGATAAACTTTGTACCTCGTTTAAAACATTCTGAACACTATTTTTGAAGTATTCATCCTTCGTTTTCTGTTCATCGCTTAAAATATTAAGCCCGCCACTTAAGGCGCCAACACCTGCTCCTATAAACGGTCCTATGCCAGGAATAGCAGAACCCATAACCACTCCGGATATGACAGAGCTTGCCATTGTACCAACTCTGTCACCAAATTTTTCCCCATAGGCGGAGGTTATATATGTTCCTGCTGCATCTCCGAAGGATTGGCCTAGTTCCTTAAATAATCCCACTTTAGCTAGCTGTCCTACTATTGTATCGCCTTCAGAATTAACATTTGGATTATTGCTTCTTCTGCTTTGTGCTGTAGTCAATTCTCTTTCAGCCTTATTAGCATCATTAATTACTTGGTTGTATCGCTTCAATCCCTCGGTCATTTCATTAATTTGTTTTTGTTTTTCAATATAATTTTTCTTTGACTCTTCGGTTCCATCCTTTTCAAGTTTAGAAAGTTCCTTTAAATCATCCTTAGCTTTTCGTAAATCAAGCTGTAACTCTGCTTTTTCCTTAAACGCCTTGTCCTGTATTGCTTTATAGTCTGCAACATCTTTTCCCATATCCTTTACAGTCTGACGCATTTTAGCAACTTCTTTGGTTAGTTGGTCTTGGGCCTTAAATACAACACTTATGTCTTGAGACATGATATACCTCCTTTCTATTGTTTTGTTAAGTCAATAGTTTTGTCTTTACTATAATTAGCTAAAAAGCAAGCTTCTATTATTTGCTTATCTGCTTTACCTAGTTTAATAAAATCGGAAGGGAGAATTTTAAGTTCCTCTAAACAGTATTTGTATAGATTCCCTTTGTAATCTCCCTTCCTTATTAGTTTTTTATCTCAACTATTGTATCTCTGCTTAACCCGTTAAATTTTAATATTTCTATGTAAATCCAAGTGATTTCGCCTTTGTTAAATATCTTATTTATAACGTCTCTCGCTATTTTTACGTTAAATTTTTCTAATAAAGCTTTATCTTTCAAGCTTCTATTTTCAATTGTTACACTTTCTAAAATAAAATCTAACTTGCTTTCTTTGCTGTCATTGCAAGTATCAATTTCTTCATCCGACAAAGATTTTATTTTAATTATAAATTTCTTTCCAAATCTCTTTGTTAGTCTAGTAACCTCTAATTCTTTTGTTTTTTCAATTAAATTATCAGTTTCTAATAATAAATCAAATAAATTTTTCTCCATGAAGCGCTCCTTTTATTTTTAATTTAAATAATCAGTTATTTCAACACGTTCGAAAGTAAAAGGTAAATTTATCAATCCAAAATCATCAACTCTAATATTTTGGATATCTAATTGATTAAATTTTACACCGTAATATTCGGCTCTTTCTTGTCCTCTGTCGTCCTTGGAATCTAATATACCAGCCATGTAAAAAGAAGGATTAATTAGTTCATTCCACTTGTCTACTAATATTTTTAAAAATTTACTATTTACTTTGTGTACTGATAGATTTCCAGTTCCTTTTTTCCCTATAGTGACTGAATGCTTATCTGTATCTCCACAAGCTCTCCATTCTTTTTCTTCAAGCTGATAAGTAGATTTAAACTCTTGTACATTTTGAATCTTATCACCATCAAGAAACAATTCAAAGTTAGTACCTATAATAGGCTCTAAATTTTTTTCCATTCACATTCCCTCCCTATGCTTCAATATTGATATAAAAGTCTTCCATTGCATCCAGAAGCTTAACTTTACATAAAATAAAGCATTTGCGTTTGGTATTGTAGTGTCTTATTTCGTCCTCTGTCATGTCATCTACAGTAACTCCTGTTGACTGCAAATATAACTTCTGAGCCTCTGTATCAATATCAACTGTATATCCTTCATCGATTAATGACTGTGATTGAAGTATAGCCAAATAACCTTTTATCTCCTGGCATATATTCATTTTATTGTTATAACTGCCTACAATTTTTCCAACATATTTATCCGCTACGGATTTTTGTATGTCATTTTTCATTATATTTCCGGTAGTAACAAGCCTGATTGATTGCATGTCTTCGGTTTTTGTACTTCCTAAAGTTGTAAGAGAAGTGACACCTCTTGCAACTTTAACTTTGTCGCCGTCATAAATAAGCACTAGTTCACCATGAGTGATTTTGTCATCCAATTCATCTTTGGTTAGCTGTGGCACTCTCTTAATCTCTGACAATACGTGATATGTCGCACTCTCTGTTGTCGGTATGTTTGCTATTACACTTGTAATCCTGCTTACATACTCTTCCGCTGTAAATGTTTTACCATCAATCTCTATATCATCAGTAGTAAAGTTGATTATATTCTCATGATCTGCCGCCGTATTTGCCAAAACTCCCATGATGTTATTTTTATAATCCTCAACCTGCTCAATTACAAACTCTTTCACCTTTGTGTTATCTGTTGCACCAGTGAAGTTACTGCAAATATAGTTAAATTTCTGCGCCTTTGCAATTTCTAACGCCTCTGCTACTGTTTTAGCGGCTATAACTATTGTTTTTTGCCCTAAACCTCTTCTTACAAATGCTGTGTTTTCTTCTGTAAGCTCTAATTTTTCAACATCCGTACTAGTCCTGACATTATGCACTCCTGTAATTGTTTCCTCGGGCACAATTGTGCATACGGTCTTACGTGCGTTTAACTCAACAAAATTTTGAGCTTTTTGTATCAAAGATACAACTATTTCAACACTTTTCATATCTCTTCCTGCCTTTCTTTTTACATTAAAAAAGCACTCGTAATAAGTGCTTTTGCATCATGTTTAATAAATATCTATTATTCACTTCTTGTAAAGAGGACATTTCCCGCTTCATCCTCAACAATTATTTTACTAATTTTTTCTCCATCTGTGCCTTCTATCCCTGAACCATATGCTGCATTGCCAAATATTCCATTACCAATCGTGTCAATTTGTTCTTTTTCTTGAGTTGTAACTATTACTTTCGCCCAATGTTTATCATTAAAAGAATATACCTCAATTGATTTTATAGACGAATACCAACTTGTTGTATAATATTCATTTCCAAAACTACTTTTTATACTTTCCGACAGAGCAGTGGTTAGCTCTTTGTTTAAGGTTCCATCTGACATGCCATCATCAGTGAAACTATATCCATCATAAAAATCATGCGTCATAATGATATCAGATTCTTGAGTAGGAGTAATATAAATATTGCCCCATGTTTTGCTTCCTGCTCCTAAATTTTCAACCGATGCTATGTCAGCACCTAATTCATTAATATTCTTATCCAAAAAAATTATACAAACCTTTCCATTAAAGACTTTTTCAGTTTTATTTTCCACCCATACAATCATTCTTTGCTTTCCATTTTCCATGGCTGTATCATATTCATAGGTTACAGAAACATTTTCAAGTAGCTCTTTGTCTTTAACATTGTCTTCGTCTTTGCTTATGTTTTTTTCTTCCTGTTCGGCTGCCTGAGCTTCTTCTTGCGGAGCAGGTTCGGTTGTTTCCGGCATATCGGCACTTTCTGAACATCCCACTAATGCTAAAATTATTAAGCCTAGTGCCACAAATAACGATAATCTTCTTTTCATCTTGCAAATCTCCCCATTACATAAATTTACCTATAGAATAACATTTCATGTAACTGTTTGCAACTGTTCATATTAACTGTTTTGATTATTAAAAATAACTTCCTGTATCAGCTCATAATCAACGCCTTCTCTGATTATGTTATTAAAATATGTTATTTTTAACGTAACATTCAACAAATCATCTGCACTGTTTGTACTGTACTCAAATCTTAGTTTTTTATTGTCCACTTTTATATAGTTTTTATTAAGCCATAATTCAAGGTTATCTTTAACCTGTACTTTTGCAATATAATCCTTGTTATCTTTAGCTTTATTACTGTTGAAATAAACAATATCAACTGTTAATGTCTTTTTAATTAAGTCCGTATCTGCAATTTTGCCATTTTCCAAGCCCAAATAAATCAAGAAGCAAGGATATATTGCCTTTTCTTCCAGAGTACCAATATAAAAACTGCAATCAGGGTATAGTTTTTTTAACTCTTGTATGATTGATTTTGCAATATCTTCTGTTTTAATCATTTTTAATTACCTCATCAACCATTTTTTCAGCCATTTTTAATATCTCGCCCTCACATTGAACTGCCGAATCTCTGTACATGTGCTTGCCGTTAACGAATCCTAGAACAAAGCCATTTTTTACAATTCTATGGCCGTTTTCTATCAGATGATTAGAATGTGTCCTTTTGTATTCAGGCCTTACTTGCACATAACCACTTTTAGAGCCAAACATAATTTTAACATCATCCGTAAGACGGCTATGTTCATCATTTACTCTGCTGTTAATGTTTTGTTTGACCTGACTAGACAATAAATTTCCTACACTTTCTAGTAGTTCTTGCTTTTTGTCTGGTATCTTTTTAATGATACCATCAAGCATTTTATCTAATTTTTCAAAATCATCCATCATTCTGTTATCTCAACGCATTTAAGTATTAAATATTTATTTTCAAAACTTGGGTTATCAACATGAATGATATTATAAAATTTGTCATCCCATTTTATTCTGTATTCCCTTGTATCGATGTCCTTAAATACCTTTTGGTATCGAATTATAATATTGATTGTATTTTCAAGATTAGCTTGTTTAGCCTCCCAAAATTCACGTCCAAATAAAGAATTGATTGAAGCCCAAACGGTAGTTAAATCTATCCAATCGTTAACGGTATTGTCCCATTCGCCAGTAGTTTCGGTGTATCGCTGTATGGTTATCTTTTTATTCATCCTACCTATGTTGACTTGAAACTTGCTCATTCCTCATCACCGCCATAACAATATTTTAGCTGTATCAATATATTACTCAAAGAAAATGACATCTCTTTAGTAACTTCTCCTATAGGCACCCTATTTTCATACCAATGCGTTGCAAGAATTTTTAATGCAAGTACATAAAGGGCATTACCATAATCCTTTACAGTTCCGGCATTAACAAGATAAATGTCCGCTGCTTCTATTAGGTCCTCAATCTGTCCATCATCTGCTCCTGAACCTCTCAAGTACTCTTTTACTTTTTCCAACATATTAATCCCTCCTTAAAGGAGAGGAGCTTTTCAGCTCCTTATATTTCTACTGTAACTTCACCTTTTACAACCGCTTCATCATCGATTGTTTTAATGTCCAGTCTTTCCCTTACTTTTACACCTGTAAGGTCTTTGCCCCAGAGATCCCCTGCCTCAGTCGAGAATTCTATTGACAATGTTTCTCTGTCAAATATTGTAATGGCTTCCTTGAAATCTCCCATGTAGAACGGATATTTATAGCCTGTAACCTCTTCTTCCACTTCGATTTCTGTAGAAGGTAATGTTTTGTTTGATACGACATTTACCGGATATCTGCCGAATAAAAGCTTTTGAGTTGCATTTACAGGATTAGGCTGTAACACATATTTTCCATCGACATCCTTGAGCTTATCCAGCCAATTGAAACCGTCCTGATTAGTCAGGACTCTTGCACCGAGTGAAATTGCAGGATCTAAATCTACGTTGAAAATATCTTTTAGGTCGTCCAAGTCTGCAATTGCCTTTGTTTTCGCTCCGCCAAAGCTTGTATTTAATTCAGCTAAAATCATCATGTTTCTGGTGACTTTGGATTTCTTTGCAATCCATTTTCTCAAGTATGCAAGAATATTTTCTGCTGTGTCTTGCAAAAGCTCTCTTGTTACTTTCAAGATTCCGCCTTTTTTCTTGACTTTATAGTCGATAGTTTCAAACTGCGGAGTTGCAACATCCGGGAATTGTGCTGCTTCTTCTACGTTGTCAAAAGGTACCTGGTCTGCGTTTACTTCAATTACTCTGGAACCGGTCAAAGTTGAAACAGGCTCAACATTTACAAGAGTTTCAAGGGCGTCTTCGCTCCTTCTGAGCTCTTTTATTTCTGTTCTGATATCCTGCGGTACGGTTACGCCGCCGTCAGATGTGCCATTTACATCCGGATCCTGTTCTGTCATCATGTTATAAACTTCAACATCTTCCGCATCAGCTGTTTTCCTGAATATTCCGGCTTTAATGATGTTTACAAAGGCTTGTACAATACTGGGCTTCTTGTCTTTTACTTCTTTTTTCTTATTGTTTTTAATTTCTTCCTCAGCTTCTTCCTGTTCCTCATCGTACAGGTCTTTCGCAACATCAAAAGCCGCTTGCATTTCTTCAAGTTCCTTTTTAGCTGCCCTTGCTTCATCAATTTTGTTTTCGTCAAGCAGTTTTTTTGCTTCTGCTTTTTTAGCATTAATTTTGTTAAGCATTTCTTGTAATTTCTTATTCATATTTCATCTTCTCCTTTTTTTATACTAAATCAATTTCTAACAATAATTTTGCTTTTTCTGCCTCAATATTATCTTCAGGCTCCCCTATTGCATTCAAAGCAGCTAATTCCTCTTTAATAATCTGTCTTATTGTGCCTTCGGGTGTTTCTATGTGTTGTTCTTCTGATCTCCTTTCAGAAAACACATCCGGGACATTCTTATAATTTTTAAGCAGAGACTTGTCAAATTTAGCAGCTATCTGCTTTGCTCCGACAACTTCATCGCATAAGCCGTAGTCAAGGCATTCTTGAGCTGTTAGCCATGTTTCGTCATCCATAAGCTGCGTTATTGTTTCCTCGTCGAGTTTGTCTCCTGCCTTATTTAGATATGCCTGCTTGATTGTTGTATTTATCTTGTCAAGTGAATCAGCCCACTCCCTTAGTTGTTTAGCGTTTCCGCTAATACTTCCCCAACAATTGTGTATCATCATCATAGTGTTGTTGGGCATTATAATATTAGCTCCGGCCATAGCAATTACTGAAGCTATGCTTGCTGCCAATCCGTCAATATAAACATTTACATTACATTTTTGAGCTTTACGCTTAAGTAAATTATAAATTGCATTGCCCTCGAACACATCGCCCCCGGGAGAGTTTATGTATATATTCAGGATTTTTATGTCTCCCAATGCATCCATTTCTTTCTTGAAGGATTGTGCTGAATGAGCTGCATAGCCGCCGCCCCAGGAAGCAATTTCTATATATAGATATAAATCTGCTTCATCCTTTGATTTGGCCTTAAATTCCCAGTATTTTTTATTCTTCTCCGGCATTAGCTGTACCTCCTTTCTTATATTGCTGTCCCACCATTTCTATTGGAATGTAGTTTCCATTCATAACAAGCCTATCTCCTCCTTTTTCTTTTGGTTTATCCAGGTACTCTCTTGCCTCATTAGGTGTATATATTGCATTGTTTACTGCTTTGGATAGCATTTCAATTTGACTTTTACTATCAGTACGAAGTATCACTTTTTCATTGAATTTAAAAAAGAACCCGTTTTCGAGTTCCTCCTGTGTAAGCGTCTTATAATTTATCTCCTCCTCATACTGCTTTAAAATAAAGAGTTCAGTGTCAACATAAAAACTAAGCTGTTGCATTTCACTGTTTGAATACGACGACTTTTCATAGTCGTTTATTTGATTCGGCTTTATGCCGAGTGCTCCGGCAATCTGCAGTGCGCTAAATTTTTTAAGCTCAAAGAATTGACTATCAGTAAGCTTTATGTCCAAAGGTACAAGCTTCATGCCTAGTGGTACAGGAATGATTTTTCCTGCGTTTGCTGAACCACTGCCAAATTCCTCAAATCCTTTTACAAGTGCATCTTGAGCTTTCTTATTCAAATCGCCCACATATTCAAGCACAGCTTTTCCGGTTAGGCCTGTCTTATATAGATTGTTCATAAAGTTTTGGCTTTCAAGTCCACCTTCTAAAGTAGATTTTAGAATGTCCTTTACTGCAACCCCTGAAATTCCGTCAAAACTGTATGAGGTCTTGAAGTGCATAACCTCATCAGACCGGAATGTATAGCTTTGACCTGAATATTTATCTGTATAGTTGTACCATAAATCCCCTTTGCCGCCAAATACACCAATGTCATCAATGAATATTCGCACACAATCAGACGGCATTATCCAGAAATCTTTTATTTCATAGTTTCCTCCGTACCTTGCCTTTTTAAATTGTCTTCTTATCCAAACATATGCATTGCCGTAATGATTTCGATTCTGTTCTACTGTTGCCCAGAAGATAGAAGGTGTCATCAAAGAATTTGGTCGAATGCTTAATAGTTTGTGTGCTGTATTTGATTTTGCTTTTTTTATGCCCTCTGTGGTATTTTGATAGAATTTAAGCGGCATTTTCCCAAGTGTTTCAGACAGCATTTTTAAACAGGTAAAATACGTAACCTCACTTACTAATCTTTTGGGCGTTCGGCTTATGCCCAACCATTCAAGCAGTTCTTCACTTTGCATGTCTGCCGTTCTTGGACTTAAAACTTGCATTGCCTTATTGTATATTTTTCTAAATACATTCAATTTTTCACCTCCTACCATCCCATCATTTTCAGGTAATCTTCTGTAAGTTCGTTTATGTCCGGTTCATCTTTATTAATCATCATGATTTTGTGTATATCTATGGCCGCATCCATCGGATCTATTCTTTCTGTCCTGTGTTCTTTATCAAGTTTAATCTCTCCGAAACTATTTTTAGTTGTAACAGCATTAACGCCGCAGAACCGGAATAAGCCATCTTCTTTATTATAAAATAATTGGCCTCCATCAACACTCAACTGAAAATCTTCTGTAGGAGTGTTAAGGTTTTTTGCAGATTGCGTTATTTCAACACAATCAACTCCGAAATCTTCTAAGTCAGAAAGAAATGCATCGGCATTGTGTGGATCATAAGCTATAACTTTTAATTTTAAATCGTACTTTTCAATTAAATCCTTGTAATATCTGATAATATATTTATAATCGGTTTTTATTCCTCCCAGTGTTTCAGTGAGGGTTATTAAGTCTTCATTTGCCCATACATCATAAGGAGCTCTGTCCGATTTTATGTGTTCGGCTAATCTGTTTTTAGGCATAAATGAATGTTGATGAAAAAAATATGCCGGCTCGTTTTTCTCAGAGTCTAAAAATGGAAATTCCAAAACTCCGGAAGTTAGGTCTCCGCCGCTGGATAAATCCAGCCCTAATCCGCATTCTTTACCTCGAAAGTCTTCAAGAGTTAGGTCACATCCGCAGGCCTTCCAATTATCAATATTCAAATATTGATTTTCGCTGAATTTATACCATTCGTTCAGCGACTTTGTTATGAAGTTTCTTAAATCCTCCCCGCCTTTTTCTTTAGCCTCTTTGGCAAATCTTTTTAGATTCTCCAAGCCCTGAGGCAGTTTACATACAAGAGGATTAGCCTTTATCCAGTTGTCAGGATTCCATATGTCATCACCTTTGTCCATTTGAGCAATATAGATAAAATACTCATCATTATCAATTATTTCCTCAAGGATATTTATGCAATACTCATATTCGGTATAACACGGACCTTTTAAGTCAAATCCTGCAGTTGTTATTATGCTTATTAAGCTGTCTGTCTGATTTACAGAGCCGTCTTCAAGAAGTTTCACCATTTGATTCGTTTTGTGGCTGTGGTATTCGTCAATAATACCGCCGTGCGGGTCAAAGCCGTCTATGGTGCCGGTATCTCTTCCGAGAGCCATTATTTTGCCGCCGGTTATCTTGCTTTCTATTATTGCATCATGGTCTTTTATTGTGAATAGCTCTTTAAGGTCAGGCTCTATGTTTATAAACTTTGAAGCCTGCTCCCAAACTATCCTGGCTTGTTTCATTTTTGTAGCGGTTGTATATACCTGTGCGTTAAAGTAATTGTCAAATCCGCTTAATTTTATTGCATCTCCGCTATTTAGCAGTGATTTTGCGTTTTTTCTTCCAAGTTGGGTATATCTTTTTCTAAACCTTCTTTTTCCGGTTTCTTTTACTAACCAGCCATATGTTGAGCCGATTATAAAGTCCTGAAACGGAAATAATTTTACAGGCTTCCCGACCATTTCGGGCGGTCCGTCTGTAAAGCGTAAACTTTCAAAAAATTCTATATTCTCTGTTGCCTTTTCTGCAGAGAATATATATTTATATTCCTTATGTTTTGATTTCTCTAAGTCTTTTAAGTGCCGCTTGCACGCAAGTTTAGCATACCGGCCCGCAACCTCTTTGCCCGAAATAACATCTAATGCATATTGCGTAACTCTATCTGTCATAGAATCACCTTATATAAATTTCTGAAATTTATTTTGAGGCTTGTCTTCTTCTTTTTTAGGAATCACCAGCTTGCATCGGCTTGATATAGTTAACCCCAAATCCGCGGCAGCTTGTCTGCACTGCTTGAATAATTTATCTTGGCTTGCAAGAATATCTTTATCCATTATAATTATATCTGGATTATCAATCAGTTTCTTAGATAGCTTTATGTATAATTCCCTTGCTATAACAAACCGGGCCAAAGCATCAATATCAAGATTCGCCATTATTCCTAACGCTATTAATTCCTTGGAAATTTTATTAAACTCCTTTTTGCACTCCTTGGAAAGATAAGAAGGTGCCCTTATTTTATCGGCCGGAGCTTTTACCTCAGTGGATTTTCTGTTTTCAATTTCTGCCTTTGTTAAATGTTTTTTGCCTTTTGCTAATAATAAATCTATAGGTTCTTTCGGTCTTGCCACCTCCTCGCCTCCTTAAAAATTTATTTAGGGAAAATCCGCGGAAGAATACTGGGCACGTGGTATCCTGAAGCTCATCCTAAACTTTTTCAATACCCCCTACCCCTGCAATGATTGAAGTTCTATCATTTTCAGCATAAATCTTCCTAAAGCACTTTCAGTTTCTTTCTTAACGTCTTCTCCTTTGTCTTCCCTTTCGTCCAAAGTAAGTATCTCATCTATGATATCAGCGGTTTCTCTGAATGTATCTCTAATCTTAATTAAATTATTACTTTCCATACTCTTTCTCCCATCTTTTGATTAATTCAAATAATAATTTCTGCGTTCCTTGTTTGTCTTTCTTGTATAGTTTATGTACCATACTGTGATTACCAGGTTTATTAGATGATAAAGGGAATAGATTACTTATATCCAGTCTCTTGCTCCAATCATCTTTTAATTCAATAATGTGATGTGCTGTATCGGCATATACAATTTTTTTGTTTATGTAATACTCCCATAGATCTAAGCCTTTATATATTCTTAATACCTCTGTCCTTGTTTTCTCCCATTCAGTAGAGTTATAAAAGACTGCTGTATCTTTGCTTCTAATATTCTTGTCATAATGTTTATATCTTTGTGCTTTGTACTGTTCATGCTTTAATTCGCATTCATCACAGCGTTGTTGACTGTAATCAATTATCTTTCCGCATGTACATGTTTTCTTTAACATACTATCACCTACTTACATATCAGCTCATTCAACATACATCCACTTATAACCGCCGGCTGATTTGTTTGGATGTTTGCAAGCTATAGATATATTTGATTGAGCTATACCTAACACCCTCTGAACTTCCCTTAAGGAATTAAATAAATTCAACTTTTTACCATTCATATCTAACTGCATTACTTTTTTAGGTCTGCTAATCATCATATCTTCGGTAAATAAACCAATTCTTATAGCATGATATAGATTTTCTTTACCCGTTATCCAGTCTAGATTTGAAAAATAGTTGTTTGTTTTAATTCCATCTACATGATTAACTTGTGGTTTATTATCGCTATTATAAATAAAAGCCTCAGCAACCAATCTATGAACACGATAATACTTTTGTATACCATTATTTGATAACTTAACCAAGCAATATCCGTCTTTGTCCAACCTTTGTTTTAATATTATATTGTTTCTTAAACTCTTGATATTTCCTAAGTTACTTACTTGATACAGTCTTTCATAACCCTTAATGTCTTTCCATATTTCTTTCATGATATATCTCCTTTAAAATAAAATAGACACAGCATTTCGCTATGTCTTTATATCTAAAAGAGCGTTGGGAACCTACCCCAACATGAGTTCACTCTTTATTAATTGTTTCCCACCCCATACTCTATGCAGTCTAATTCATATCTGCATCGTCACAATAAAAAAGAACCCGTATTAAAAGGTTCTTATCTCAGTATAATATTGATATTATTCTAAAATTTCCACCATCGCTTTTTTTCGTCCTGTTTTATCTTGTCAATCGTAGCATTTAGTCTTTCCTGCTTTTTGGGGTCCTCTTTTGGCCTAATAGCGCTTAATATAAATAATATATCTAAAAAAGATAAGCAGAAAAAAGTAATGCTTATTGCAACTGAATTAACTTGTAATAGATATATAAAGTGGCATATACTCTTAGATAATTTTACAAATATGATTAATAAAGCCATTACAATTGAAAATAACGAACTTCCTATTCCAATGGATAAATTATACATAATATTATCTACGACATCAATATTATATAACTCTTTTATTATTTCTTTTTCAGATACAGAAATAATTATACTTAACGAAGTGAACAAAAATCCTGCTATTATCGAATTAATTGTAATTATGTTAAATTGCAAGCTTAAAATATTATCATCAGAAAAAATATCAAATTTTATATTGTCAAGTCTATATAGAATAAGAAAAGCTGCAACTGTTAAAATAATTTGACCTAGTTTTCTTATAATAACATATGTTTGTTTGGTACTATTTCTTAGTTTAACAATCACAAATATGGATATGATTGATATACATACAAATAAATAAAACATCAGCAGCCCTCCTTATAATATTTTTATTATTATTTATTTAAAATATTCATTATATCGTTTTTTGTTATTCTGTATGACTCTTTGAGTGCTTCATAAAATTCATCATTTATTTCTTCCTGATTAAAGTATATTCTTTTCCTATCTTCAACTTTATACGTATTAATACTTGTATTATATTTCATTTCCTTTTTACCTACACTGTAATCCTGAACCTTATTGCCCCCACTAGATCCTCTAAAACATAGTTCTGTATTCATAGTAAGACTATCAACTATTGGTTGTATAAGATCGGGAATCTCTACGTAATCATCCGTGATATATTTTTTACCCTCGCTTGCTGATAATTCCAATGTTACTTTTCTTTTACCTTCAGCAAGATATTTACTCATCTCTTTTCTACCAATGCTATCCCCTACAATTGCTTTTACTATTTGTTCATTAGGTCTTGTTAGCGTAATCGAAAACTTTGATAATTTAGATCGTTTCTTATAAAGCTTTTTATATGTATCAATGGAATATACCGGTAATAACTCCGTTCGGTATTTATCATTGTATACAGAAAAAATATTATTTATCATGTTTTTTGTTGGAGCCGATTGTCCGCGGATTATACTAATGATACCCGCTTTATAATCTAACAAAAAATATGTATATACTTCTAAAGTTTTTTTGCCTGAATCTTTTAAAGGTATTGCCAAATCCGTACGTCTGGTTTCATTATCCCTTACTTGAAGAGTAGTATTATCTTTTTCTTTTCCAAATTTGCAAAACAAAAAGTCTGTTCTATTGAATATTATATCCATATTTACTTTATTATCAATAGATTTATCTAATTCCATACTATCATTTATACAATGCTTTTTAAAAATTTCATCATATAATACTTTTAACTCTTTGATATCCATTTCCCTGTCATTGCTGTCGTATAACTTTACTTCATAAAAATAAGCACTTTTTTCCGCCATTTATGATTCCCCCACTATGTATTTTACCACCATTATATAACTGCAAACATTTACTTGCAACTATAATCTGACAAAATATTACACGTGAGGTTTATTTGTTACATTAAAAAGCAACAGATAAATTTCTGCTGCTTTTTGCTATATTAAAATATATCTGACCGATAAATCAATTTTATTATATTAGTCTTACCAATAATATACTTATATGTACCATCTTTTGATCTTTTAATCTCATTTTCTATTAATCCTCTAGATATAATTATTTCACTCAAAAACTTACTTATGTTATAGGAATCTACGTTTTTATTATTTTCCTTAAAATATTTATATATATAATTATCAAGATCTGATTTCAAAAAAGTAATCTTTGTTTTATTGCCAGAAGAATAATATTTTAATATTTCACTATTAGATTCATTTAATACATTTTGTTCGTTAGCTTTTTTACTTATGTACCGTAAAAAGATTTTAGTCTGATTAAATTCACTTTTAATAAATTTAAGTTTTATACTTTTTATACTTTCTTTTATTTTTTTTACTTTATAAACTATATAAAAAGTGGATATGCAAGATACTACAACAGGGCTTAATAATAACACATACTCTATGAAGTCTTTATTATTAGAGAAAATATCTCTAAAAATCTTCATACCTATTACATCATTTGTATATCCTAGTATCGGTATAATAAATGAAGTTATACCTATAATTACACCAGATATCGTGAATTTATTAATTTTTCCATTATATTCTGATTCTATTTTATCTATTTCACTTATCAATAAGTTTTCATAGTGAAATAATTTTTTATACTCTATAATACGATTATAATATAATTTCTCACGTAAAAACCTCTTTTTTCTGTATGTCATTGTAGATCCTTTAATTTTATTAATTATTACTAGTCAAGTTTTTATGCTTATTAATAACTATAGATATTTTTAAATATGCCACAAGTAGAACTTAGCAGTATAATATTTCATCCTAATTATACCAAGTAAAATATTTCCTGTCTACAATATAATACAAAAAGAGACACCCGATTCAAAGGTATCTCATACATAGGAGAAGAAAGAAATTAAATTACTAACCTAGATATATTATAACCTTATTTTTAATTTGTATTCAATGTAAAAGACACCGCTGGGGGAAGCAGTGTCTTTATAGGTCTATCCGTTCTCTTAATTCATTGGAGGATTTACAACTTCAAGTAGTCGATTTCTGATACTAACATAATATCACATTATTAACCCCTACTACTGCCAACTTTTATAAAAAATAATTTTATCGTTATGTAAATAACCAAATTGCCTTACCACATTTTTCACAAACAATACCTACTACATCGTGAGTTTCCCAAAATCTGAAATTATCTATCGTTGAATATTGGCCCTCATCTTCTGTTATGCTGTTTTCTTCACCCGTATCTTTACTTATGGTATTGAAAATTTCCTCATTTCCACAATCGCATATTATTTTCATTTCCTCAGCCCCCTTTCATAAGCAAATACATTTCTTGCCTTCTTTAAATACCTATAAACCGTTCTTTCTCCTGCCGGTATTTTTATAACAGCTTCTTGTACCCTATTGTCTATCTCTCCTTTCTGTATGTCTCTCTGCGCATGTGGAAAATAAACTAATTCAACTGCTTGTCTCTCCCACATATGTAACTGCATCATTGTCTTTTCCACAGCTAATATGTCCCATAATTCAGCTTGTTTCTGTCTCAAAACACCTTCAGCATACATAACAGCCTGTTCAGTAGGTTTAGATATGCCTGCACCACCTGACTGCTGCCTACGCTGATACTCTTCAAGAGCTTCCTGATAATATTTTTTCTCTAAATCTTCTTTATGTGGTTTCCCCATGAAGGCATAATATCTGAATGCTTCTGTTGCATAATCTCTTATGTGATCTTTCTTCAACTTACCCCCTCCTTTATCGCCGTATCGCCTTTCTATTCCTCTTCTTTTATAATCACAGTCGCAGGCTGGCAGTCAAATAAATTTCTTGCTTCACACTTTTCGCATTCCTCTTCAGATGCTGCACATTTTACTTTGCCTTCATATATGCTTGCCATTACTTTATATTCTTTCATGACTATTCCTCCTCTTCAAAATAATAGCTTATATCTTCACCAACAAATGAATCTAAGATATTGCAAATATTTTCAATAAATTTTTCAGTAAATGCACTTATAAAGTCTTCAAGATTACAAACTAATTCATCGCCCCATTTAATATCACATTCATCTGGACAAATTAATGTACCTTCCATGCTTTTTACTTGTAACATTTTTGTATCATAAACCATGTCACTAATAACTTCATCCATATCGTATCCTTCAGGTTCTTCTAAATATTTTTTTACTGCCATTAATGTTTTTTTTATTTGCTTTCATATTTCCTCCTCTATTGTTATCTTAATCTTTGCTAACCTATATTGTATTTTAGGCATCCGTTTAATAAGCTTGTCTATCCCTCTCTTGAGTTGTTTTGTATCTGTATATGATTTGTATATGTAATCCCGGCCGGATGCCTTACATATAATTGCGTGCCTGCGCTCTATTGTTTTAATTATTTATAACACCTTCCCGCCATGCCTGTATAGTCTTGACTTATTGTATTCGTGCTTGATTTTTATAGCTTGTTCAATGTCTATACCTTCATGACCGCAATAGTCCAGGATACGTATTATACAGTCGGCTAATTCTGTTACAATACCTTCGGGTTTTTCGCCGTTCAATTCGCTCATTTCTGATACTTCAAATCCGTTAATTTCTTTGAAATAAATTGTCGGTTTACCGTTCCTATATTCCTCCAACGCCTCGGACAATTCTGAATGACACAGAGCAATTATATCTCCGAATGTTCTCTTTTCTTCCCACCAACCATGATTTACAGCATTTTGGTGTACTTCTTTCATTAGTTCGTTTATTTGCATTTGATTCCCTCCTTTTCAAAATAAAATACTACTGGTTTAGGATTCGGTATTACTAATCCATACCGTACAGCATTTTTATATGTTACATAATCTCTCATGAGTATATTTGGCATGTCTTCTAGCATTGACCGGAAATTCTCAAGTGAACTTCTACTCTTGTAGTGGTTGCAGCTCCTGCATGCAGGGAGCATGTTATCAAGTGTATCTGGTCCTTCTATTTTCCAACCATTGATTGGGATAACATGATCTACCTGCATATCTTCATACTTAAGTTCTATTCCGCAGTAGGCACAATGTCCATTTGTTTTGTTATATACCTCCATGCGTTCAACCTTAGTTAGTTTTCTTCGAGTATTCATTGCTTTATGCCACCACCTCCAATGATTCTATTTTCATCCTCTTTCTAGTCCCTATTATCCATTCAACGTCTGCCCATCCATGTTTTTCTGATACTCTTATAACTTTTCCCAGGGAAGTCTGTTGTGCTGCCTTGCATATAACCCAATTATCTTTTTTAATCATCTTTATACCTCCGCACTGAATAAATCATCATGATATTCTTTTTTCTTTATGTGTCTTAACTTATATCTTGTATACGCATTCTTTGCATCTTCGTATACAATTTCGTTGTAGGCATTTTTGAATTGATGCAACTGTTCATCTGTTGTTATTCCCTTCTTATTTGATTCTTGGAGTTGATTAAGAATGTTATTAAATAACCGCTTTTGTCTTTCTATGAAGGCTATCTTTAAATCTCTGTCTGGATCAGCTTGTACCATTTGAAACTCCCTAAATTTTTACTGAAACAATCAAGGCTGATTGTTCGCTATTTTCAGCAGTTAACAAATTAGGTGAAAAGTTGAGTTCTATTTTTTCATCTTCAAAACTTTTAAGGAAGTCCAGCAGGTAGGCTCCGCTGAATCCTATTGTTATATCTTCAATGGAGTTTTCTGCTGTAATTTCCTCTGTATATTCTGATAATTCAGAATTAGTATTTATTGTAATGTTGTTTTTCTTTATTTTTAGTTTTACAACATTCTTGTTCTTATCTTCTGCACAGAGCATACAACGTTTAGTAGCTTCTGTTAGTGCTGCTCTGTTTACTGTTATTTTGCTGCTTTGTCTTGCAAACATGTTTGTATAATTGATATAGTCCCCTTCGAGCAGTACTGCGTGTATTATGTTTTCGTCTGTTCTGAATGTCACTTTGCTTTGTTTATATGCTATTTCAACTTCTCCAGTAAGGCCTATTGAAAGCAATTTTTGTATTGTAGTCTTAGGCATTACAAATTTAAATTCATTCGCACATTTTATCCTGGACCATGACATTCTATATCCGTCGCAGCCAACGATGTTAAGATTTCCTCCGGAAGAGTCAAAGCATACTCCTGTGAGGATTGGCTTTCCTAAATATTCTTTTACTGCATATAGTACTGATTTTATTCCTTTTTCAAGGTCCTTGCCTTCTATCTTCCCGATTGCAGTAGTATTTAATTCATCTTCTATCTTAGGGAATGTGTTAGGATCGTATGATTGAAACTTATTATTGATACGTCTGGTCTTTATTTTGATAGAATTATTTTCCTCAGGTATTATTTCTATCTGTTCTTCAGGAAGGCTCTCAATTAAATCTATAGCCCTTGACGGTATTATAAAAACTTCCTCAGAATCATTTATCAATGTTGTCTGTATGCTTATCTCAAGATTTGTAGCATATAGGGTATTGTTCTTATACAGTATTCCCTGTATACTCTCAACGGTTGATTTTGCCGGTATTATTGTTTTAAGCTTGGCCAGCTTAGGAGCTAATTCAGATTTTTGTAATATCATATGATTCACCTCTTTATAAAGTTTGGTTTGATACTTTAAACCGCTTCCTTGTTTAATATGATTTTATTTAGCTTTTCTTTAGTAAACTTCTTTTTGAAGCTATCTATTTTTTGCTTGTCCGTATCCTCGTTTTTGTAACCGTGACACTAAAGTATTTCATTTATTTCACCTCTTAATTTTTATTTTATACAGCTTCTTTGTTTAAAATTGTATTAAGCCTGTGTTTGGTGAACTTTTTTATAAATCCTGCGATTCTTCGTTTATCAGAGTCTTTATCTCTATACCCGTGAGCTTGTACAATTCTATTGCGTTCTCTGTCTATTTCTAATGTATAGTAGGATGCATCTGGATTCTCTTTATCTCGTAAGAACAATATCGCAATACTTTTATTTGCCATTCTTTCAGAGTAACCGCCTCCACCAACACAATGATGTAATGATTGTCCTTCTTTAATAATTTCCGCAGCATCTATAGGGGCTCTTATAAGAAACTTACTATCCTCGTAAAAATATAAATCATTCAATTCTTTGTTCATTTGCTTAATTGCCCTGTATTTTGTATTATGAATTTTATATTTTTCTTTATTATCTGCTTCATTAATCAGATCAACATTAACATCGTGAGCTCTTCTTAAATATTTCGGAAATAATACAAAGGTGTTTTTCATGTCTTGCTTTAACTTGACACATGAATCTAAATAGTCGCTATAAAATATTTCTTTTTCTCCTATATAATCTGGCTGCTCTCTTAAATATCTTAAGGCCTTTATAATTGGTACATACTTAAATATTTTTTCAAATTTACTTACATTATAGTTTTCTATAATTTCAATCAACTGTTCAACGGTTAGTCGTTTGCCCTGCTCTCTTGATGTTTTAAAAAGTCTTAATCCATCAAGCGTAACATTTGCTTTTTTTAATATTTTTATGTCATCATTTTGTATGCCTAGTACTGCATTTAGAGTTTTTCCAGATGGGTTAATATCCTCTTTGCTTATATATCTGTTTGTACAGTCCTTTGCTAGATTAAATAATCCGGCTTTTATAAAATGTTCAAGGTATATGCTTCCTTGTTTGTAATCTTTTATAAAGGCATCTATATCAAATTTAAAATCTAGTTTATTGCCTGCTAATACATCCATGGCGCAATACTTTAAACTTGTGTCCTGTAGAATTGATTTAATGTTGTAAGGGTATACATTGTATTCCGTATGAGAATAATGAATCTCACTGCAACAATTCCATCTCATGTACTTGTTTTTAAACATTGAATAATCGTAGGCTTCAATTTTTAAATCCTTAGTATAGAAATCTCTGTTTTGTTCACGTGTGTAAATTTTAGCATTTTTAAAGTCTCTATAATCTTTATTTAGGTAAAAGTATCTAATTGCAAAGCCTTCCATAGTTTTTTGAAGTACGGCAACACTTCTATTATCCTCTGCATAAGTTGATTTCCCAATTGACTTATACCTTATAATACTTCCACAGTTAGGGCATACTCCTTCAGCGTTATGTTTAGGCTTATATATATCAACGTCAGTATGACAATGGGTGCAATATCCCTTTAGATTTACTTTTCTTTGATATTTGTAATAAATGTATCTGCTTTTTAAAAACACATCATTTTCAAGCCATTTATTCCAATCCTTTGGCAGCTCCTTTATTTCCTCCATCTTTTTGTCAATTGGATCGGTGATGCGCTTTTCTTTTCTGAGAATTTCCGCCTGAAGCAAATTATCTTGAAATCTGCTTATTGCATTCATTACATCATCATCTTTTATCCCAATAAAATCTGTTATAATGTCTTTATATTCCTTTTCAACGTACACTTTATTAAAATCTATATTTTCTCTTATTCCGCCATCTACATTTACATAATGAGCAAGCCTCCCGGATCTCCATGCGCCAGTATCAGATCCTTGGAAATCTTGTGTTATATAATTATTTTTTGTTATAAATGCTCTATAGTTTAAGTCCTCATTTTTCTTAAAATAGGCATTGATTACTAATGTTTTTTCTTTAGTTATCTCGGTTAATTCAGCCTCTAAGGTCCATTTGTATTTATTTTGCGGTGTTGCCCTTTTCCTCTTTGGAAGAGATCCTAATAATTTCTTTCTGAACATGTCTTCCTCCTATATAAAGTCAAATAATGAGATTTGGTCTGTATCTGGTTTATGTTCTTTCTTTTTCTCTTTCTTTATTTGTGGCTTTGCAGTTATTGTATTGCTTGCTCCTTTGGCAATAGCTTCAGCTGCCGCTTCAACATCACTTTGATTAATTTCCGGCTTTTCTTTCCCGTAGTAGTTTTCAACCCACTTAAAAACAGCACTATCTTCAACAACTGCAAAATTTCCAGATGCTTTCTTCTTAGCTTTAGATTGTATGTGATTGATTAAGTCTGATAATGTTTTGCCTTCTTTAACTATATTTTCTACCAACGTTAAGTCTGTCTGGCATTTATTTTTTAAATAAACTTCAAATACCTTTGCTTGTGGAGTCTTTTTTAGTTCCTCTTCTAGTTTTTTGATTGCCTGTTCAATTATTTGATCCATAACACAATCTCCTTTCAATATCCTATTAGCCACTTTTTACAGAGCTTCAGCTTTTTGAATCTCCTGGTCCAGGCATAGCCTTTGCTGTTATCTATACCTAAGTAGATTTTGCCGAGCTTGTAATAAAACAGGCCACGCGGTTCTTTCTTCTCAATTATCTCTAATGCTTCTTTTCCGCTTATCTTTTTTATCATTGCTCACCTCATACTTTTCTTTGAGTTCTTCAAAGCAGGCATGTCCTTCATAATATCTGACTGCCTCCGGCCATGTTACTTTTACCTCTTCTTTTGTTTTCTTATTTACTATGATTACTGTTCTTTTATGTTCCATATATGCTCCTTAGTCGCTGTTATTAAATTTCTTCATTTTGACTGTTACCGAAACTCCGGTTATGTCATTTACTATTACTTGAGAATCTATGTACTGGAACTTTTTATATTTCCTCTCAAAGTAAGCTTGTCTATCTATATCTTTCACGAATTTGTTAATCGTCCTCTTCGTATACTCATTGTCTTTAATATTTGGTATAGGAGTAATTAAATTTCTGGACTGCTTTACTCTTTTTTTTCCTCGTGGGTCTTTGATAATATATCTCGTTATTCCTTCAAGTCCGTTTTCGTCTTCTTCAAGGCGCATTGTGTTAGCGCGTCCAAGTCCCCATATTTTTTCTGCTTCATCCCTGTTCATGCTGTTCATAATTAAGTGATGATGCATTCTTATCTTTTTTCCTTCCTCTTCCTCCCGATACTCAATGACTGCTATGTATTTAAGTTCCGGCAGATTATTTTTTTGCCTATATCTTCTAATCCTTCTTAGATAATTATCTATATCCTTTTTAGCCTGCTCCTCTGTCTTTGGTCTGCTCTTCTCCTTGTATGATAGGGTAATCATCAAATCCCCTTCTTCGAAGTTATTATGTATTAATCTAATGATTTTTTTCTTAGCGTTTTTATCATTTAGATTTTTTTGTTTATTTGAGGAGGGCTTTATTTTTTTGCTTCTACCATTTTTCTGCCCTGTGAAGATAGGATACATTTCCACTTCTAAGTACTTACCACTTAGTATGGTCTTAGTCCTATATGTCATTTTTTGTAATGGCATTTATTCCTCCTGAATATAAATTAATATTAAAATTTATATTATTTATCTATGTGCATAATTATTAATCTAATTAAAATATAGTAAATGGTTCTAAAGATAATACCCATTACAAGCCCTTAATGCGCCCATTCGGCGCGGTTTTTTATTGACTTGTGGCTTGTAATGTGGTACAATTAATTCAAAACTTAGTACTTTGTACTACATCAGAAATTTTATTGGATTTGTCCCGTTTTTCCTTGGCGTGGTATGCGGGGCTTTTTCTTTGCTCTTTTTTCGCATTTATTCATTATTTTCTCCCTGCTTGTCCTCTCTCCGCATTCGGGCGTTTTATTTCTTCGACGAGTTCTAAGGCCGTCTGCTCTATCACGTAGTAAATCACCGGCAGTAGTAGAAGAAAGACTTCACCTCCTATTGCATCATAACCGCGATACCTGAAGGCTTGTCTGCTTCCGGCCATGAAAAGTAGGATTCCGGATATTGTAATGCCTGTCCATTTTAAAAGTTTATTTTTCATTGCTTACCTCCGCTTCAATCAATATTTCAAATTCCAGCGGTTTTATGTCCAGGTTCATATTTTTTGCAATATATTCTAATGACGTATCTATGAGGATTTTATATTTGATATACTCATCCTTGCACGCTTTTATCAATCTCAAATCCTCGTCGTTTTGGTCTATGCCTATTTCTTCTAGCTCTTCGATGATATGATCCAGGCAGAAAGGATTATTGTAATACAGATATAGCTTTTTTTCGTTTCCGCATATTACGCATTCGGTGTTTATTGTTCTTCCAGGCATTTTATTCACCTCTGTCTGTTAAGGTCCCTAAGTTCAGTCTGCCGCCAAATCTCATTTTGATTGCACATATGGCTATATCAAATAGTTCTGAATCAAGTATGTTTATCAGACTTATAGGTGAAACTTCTGCCTTATATGAGCCTGTGAAAAGATTCCCGGCTAATTTTACGATGACTTTGCTTCCTGAAGAAAAGTCTTGCTTTATCATCATCTTCCTGAAGTCTATTCCGTCAATGGTTACATAGTTTCTTGCTTTGCTGAATATGTCCTCATTAACAGAAAGCAGGTATGCAGCTGTTCCGTATTCGATATCTACATTTTTACTTGACTCATTGATTTTCTGACATTGCTTAAGTAATGTAATCATTCCATCAAGATGTTGTTTGTCAACAAATTTAATTGTACTCATAATTCCCTCCTTATGGTTTATAACGCCTTTTGTTTACGATTTATATTTACTGGTAGTTCTAATCCTTGCCGATACTTTAAGACGCTTACATTAGATACGTTCAATTCTTTCGCAATCTGTTTATCGTTTAAGCCGTCTTTGTATAGAGGCATGAAAGATTCATCCAATTTTTCAATTGCTGGCCTTTTATATATTCTGTTGCTGTTTTTCTGTACAGTATCAACATTGCCGCCTATATACTTTTTTATTTCTGTTACTCTTCTTCGTGCCTCTATCTCGTCGGCCCAGCATCCGTCAATTGGACTATGCATAATTGTGCAATTCTTGCCTCTACAGTAATAGCAGTTGGCGCAGGTCTTTTCCATTGCCTTATCCTCCATAAGTAAATTCATCTTCAATAGATTCATTTAATTCGTTGACACTCAAGCTGTTTACTAAGAAATAATCTATTGATTCATCTTCATATCCTTCATCAATCAGTCTTTGTATGTTTTCTAGCAGTCTCATTAATCCCTTGTTCATTTTTCCTCCTGTAGTAAATAGTTTTGGCCGAACTCTTTTATAAACTCTTCCCTGGGGTGTGTTTGTTCGAAATACTTTTGGCCGAATTGCTTAAGTCGCTTTTTCATTTTAGAATCTCTATGTATTGAATCCGGTGCCATTGTATGACAGTCGGAACATACCTTTATGAGAAGCCCGTATTTTTCGGAAGCTGCCTTATATGGTCCATTCATGATGTGATGTGTTTCTAAGTTATATCTTTTTTTGCAGATGAAGCATTCCTCTTGGTTTCCGATATAGCTTAACTTTTTACTCATTTTTTCCTCCTTATTCAAAGTTTTTTACCTGGCTTGCGCCTATGGTTTTGACTTCCATTTTGTATCCTTTCATCTTTCCGTAATCTGTCAGGTAATATGGATAAAGTTTAACTTTCTTTGTTTTACTGTTGTAATACCCAGTGTAAAAAGCAATTTTTTCTCCTGTAAGTGCATCTACCAGGGTAATGTCGTAGGCATGTTTACCCTTTTGGTAATTTGGACCTTCATTTACAAAATTCATTTTTGCTAAACTCCTTTCTTTTTGATTCTATTTTTTTCTTAACCGCGTATATTAGTAGGTTAAGGACTTTTTTCCTCGTTAGAGTTTTTATAAAGAGCTTTTAGGCTCTTAACTTGCCTCACGTTTTAAATTGAAAACTTGTGATGTTTCTGCTAATACATTTGCTATGATGCCTTTTAGCTGTTCCTTTTCATTATTAAGCCTTTCAACTTCTGCTTGCAGCTCAGATATCTCCCTTTCGAGTCTCTTGTGTTCGAATGGAGAGAGTTTGCTTGTATCAGTACCTGCTAGTTTTAGAACGTCATAGAGGTTAAATCTTGGAGTCTTATGCCCTTTCACAGGTATAAGCTTTCCTTCTCTCACTCTTCTAACGGTCTACATTCTTCCAACGACTTAGATATTACGGAAAGAATGTTCCTAATCTGTCTTATAGAAAGATTGTTTTTACGAAATACCATGACAATGTCGTGTACAATTTCGTTTATTTCAGAAACGCTTAATTCATGCCGTACGGGAATTTTTGTTGCCTGTGCGGTTTCATTTTCTTTTATTTTCTCTTCCACTTCCTCATCTCCTTAGTTTATATAGTTGTGTTCTTGTATATTTCTCCCTTTTCTCCTATAATGTAAGTACGGGCTCTGCCAAGCCTGATATAAAGGGAGGTAAGCATTTGAACGAAGAGTATAAAAAATTATTTGAGACTATTAGCGAACAGAATATCATGGAAAGCCGAAAATATCGTGTTAAAAAATACCTGCTCGATAATCTGCTTGCTATTCTCGCACTCATCGTAGCTATCGTTGCCCTATTTAAGTAATACCTTGACCAGAGCAAGGGTAGCTATGATAAAGGATATCCACGAAAGAGGTCTTTGCCTTTTAAGGACTTCTTTTATTCTTTTTCCCACGTTACACGCTCCTTTCTTAGTTTATATAGTTGTTGTTTTGCTCATTTTTGTTGTTTACACCTCTTGTAAAATTTTGTATAATTCTGTTGGAGGTGATTTTATGTTAAAAGTAATAAGTTGTAATAGAGAAATCATTCTTGATACAATTTCTATAATTGCTTTTGTTTTATCTGTATCTCAATTGATTTATGGACTTCTATCTAATAGAACTCTTATATCAGCTAAAATATATGCGTTAGAGATAAGTAAAACTGAAAACTCAGTTAAGCATACTTTTTTAATGTTTTTTAATAACGCATCTTCTGAACCCATATCTATTGCAAGAGTATTGATTATTGATAAAAGTAAAAACAAGCACCCTTGTTATTTAGATCATAAATGGATAGGAGATTGCTATTATCCTAAATTCCCAGAAACAGATATTCCGAGAACCGAAAGGCGATTCTCTGTTGATTTTCCTATAAACATTTCGCCCAAATCTGCATTTACGGGTTGTGTTAAGTTTTCGATTCCACTTGATGTTGATGTATTCCAAGATGATAATGAGATTGAATTTTCAATCGAAACTAATAAAGCAAATAAAACCCTAAAATTGAAATGCCCGAAACCTCAAATGCATATTTACGAAATACAGTATTAACCTTATCTATGCCTGCGAAAATTAATTATTGATATGATGATAGATGAAATCCCCATAATTAAGATTATCCAATCTTTTGTATTCATGCTTTTAGACCGCCTTCACCAGAATTGCGCTCTGCATGGATAAAATTTGCGCCTATCTCGTCAAAAGTGTTATTCAGTACAGTTTTAAGTTTTTCGCTATCAACAAATACTTCTACCTTCTTAGGCTCTAAGGTACTACGAATATCTTGGAGTTCTTTTTTTATTTCCTGAAGTTCTTGCAATATTCTCTCTTCCACTTCCTTACCTCCTTAGTTTTTATAGTGTGGATTAACTTTTATGTCTTTATGGCCGCTCTCTCAATATAGGCATTATCTCTGCGACTACATTTGTTAATTGTCTCTTTATGCTGCTATTTTCTTCCTCAAGCTCGGCAACTCTTAATTCTAGCTGTTCTTTTTCCCTTTCTAACCTGCGTCTTTCAAATGGTGACAGCTTGCTATTGTCCGTACCCTCAGCTTTTAAAACATCATCCAAATTAAACCTGATAGGATGCAATGTTGCGGGCTTGATTACGCCCTCCTTAACTCGCCTGTCTACTGTAGCAGTGGAAATGCTCCACCTTTTGGCGAGTTCTTTTTTACTAAATAAGGTTTGTTCCACTTTAGAGCCTCCTTAGTTTTTATAGTTATTTCCGGGGGGCTGTTTTGGTGTTAGAAACCTGTCTGTATTAACATTTAAAACACCGCATATTATTTCATACTCTTCAAACGTCATTCTACGTTTGCCATTAAGAGCCAAGTTTAATTTGGGTAGCGGAATTTTTGATTTTTCTGATATAGATGTTTGAGATATACCTGACTCATCTATAAATGCCTTTATCTTTAATCCTACGCACATTTGTATCGCTCCTTTTCTTTTGTAATATTTTCGATTTATTCGAAGTAATTACATGTTACATCGTTTATTTCGAAATGTCAATATATTTTTTCGAGTTTTTCGAAATTTATTATTTACAAAATCGAAATTGTGTGCTATCATGTGTATATCAATGGAATTGGAGAAAATAATATGATAACTTTTGGAAGTAAATTAAAAGAAGCTCGTAAAATAAAACAACTCACACAAAAACAACTTGCCGAAAAAATAGGAGCAAAGCATAATTCAGTTAGTGATTGGGAGAACGACAAGAATAAGCCCGACCCTGACACGATAGAATTGATATGCGGCGTTCTTGATATATCTGCAAGTTACTTATTGGGTACAAAGGACCCCGCAAATCTACTTTCTCCTGAAGCGCTCGAAGTAGCTCAGCTGTATGACGAAGCTGAACTTGACAAACAAAACATAGTGCGTTTAACTCTCGGATTAGATTTAAAGAAAGAATCTAAAATAACAAGAATATATGAAAATTTAGTTAATGCACCTTATAAGATTGCCGAAAAGTCCACAGAATATAGTAATAAAGACCACTTGATTTTAAACGCAGCACACAAGTTACCAAATGCCACAGAAGAAGACATACAGCACGATGAGGATATAATGGACGACCCTGAATTTTAATCGTCCTTAGGGGGATTTTATGACGTATGAAGAATTATTGCAAGAAGCAGAGGATAACGGCTTTATAGTAAAAGAGAAGCCTTTGAAAGGGCATAACGGTCGCATAAAAGGAAATCGTATTGCTATAAAACAGGACATGCTTACAACCGAAAAAGCAGGCACATTGGCTGAGGAATTGGGACACTATAAAACAGCAGTTGGGAATATACTTGATGAAAGGAATGCAAAGCAAGAACTTCAAGGCAGACTTTGGGCATACAACAAGCAGATAGGGCTCGCGGGAATAGCGCAAGCTTTTGAAAATAGATGTCAAAGTATCGAAGAAATGGCCGATTATTTGAATGTTACAGAGAAATTCTTACTAGAAGCAATAAAATGTTATAAGCAAAAATATGGACTTTATGCTGAGATGGATAATTACATAATACAATTTGAGCCATCTTTGCAAGTTATTAAATTATTATAGGAGGTAACTGTGGACTACAACGTAACTTACAGAAAAAAAGATAAGGCCCTGCAATGCATAATAAGCTATAAGGACGGTGGTAAATGGAAGCAAAAATCTAAACAAGGATTCAAGACACAGAAAGAATACAAACCTTGGATAGAAGAAATGGTTAAAAACCTAAGCGAAACTATAGAGTACATTGACCCTAATATGTCGGGTACTACTGTTGATGAGCTATATAAGGCATTTATAAAGCATAGCGAGCTGTATAAGGAAATAAACACTGTTATTAATTACGAAAGTTCCTATAAGCATTTTAAGAAGATTAAAGACTATAAGGTAGTAGACGTTGGCACATTGGAAATACAAGAATGCATAGACGATATGATTAAAAAGAGTTATACGCCAACAACGATAAATAATTATACAGCTAAAATAAGAATAATGTTTGGCTATGCAATTACACCTCTTAAAATAATCAAAAACAACCCTTTTACCGATGTTAAGCCACTTTCAGAGGATAAAACAAAAAATGAAATTAAAGCTCTTACCGAAGCTGGTCTCAGGGATTTATTAAGTAAAATTAAAAACACGAAGCACTATATTATATCTTTAATAGTATCTACCTGTGGTTTGAGGATAGGGGAAGCATTGGGATTGAAATGGTCTGATATTGACGAAAAAGAGCTAATGTTAAATATAAGCAAACAGTGGAAAATAATAAAAAAGGATCCTGTTGTTTATGGCTATGGACCAGTTAAAAGTAAAAATTCAAATAGACAAGTTCCAATTCCAGTATCGACTATGGCGGAATTATTGAAATACAAGAAAGATTGTCCTGTTGATATAAGTAACAGAATTATTGCCTACAAAAATACCACCGGAACCTGTGCGACCCTAAAAAATACTTACGATAGTATTAATTATAATATTTCTATACACGACCTGCGGCACACGTATGCTTCTAAGTTAGTAGCCAATGGAGTTGACTTCAAAACAGTAGCGGAACTTATAGGCGACACGGTAGAAATGGTAATAAAAACATACTCACACTTTACTCCTGATATGATGGAAAGTGCAAAAAAAGCAGTAAATAATATTTTTTAA